TCAGATTCAGCTTTCATATACCATAAGAATCCAGATGTTCCGTCTTCTGTAGCAACTTCAACCCAACCAATTTGAGCAGTATCAGAACCATTAACTAAATACTTATCTTTAATAATAATAGGTCTGTTAGAAAATTGAGTTAATACTGGAGTTACAGAACCTTCCATACCTTCTGTACCTTTTGCAAAGTCAGAACCGTAAATAAATAATTTAAGGTTAACATTACTTAAAGCAGCGAAGTTAGGGGCAGTATAACAAGCACCTTCAAAAGTAACTTGCGCGGGGTTTCCTGGGTTAGGAACTCCTGGCTGAATTACTAAACCTTTAAGCGTTAATCCAGTAGCTGGATCAAAAACTACAAAAGTTTGGTTTTGTCTTACTACTACTTCATTACCAGCTGGTAAGTTAACTGTAAATGTGGCTGATGCAGCAGCATCTAGTTTACTTACATTTTCGTAACCGATGTGTAATCTATTTTGTTCAGACCAAATAACTTGATCAGATGTCATAGGCATTTCAGCGCCTACCATTCTTAAAAATCCAGATAACGTTCTGTTACCGAATCTTTCAACTTCCTGCTCATATAATTCAGGTAAGTATTGTTCTGCAAAACTGCTAAAATCAGCTGCTCCTGGATCTGTCCATTGTAAATAATTACTAGACAAAATTGATTGATCCTGTGTAGGAGTTAAGCCAGCGTTTTGCACTGTAAAATTTCCTAAAGGCATAATTTTAAGTTTTTATTTTCGTTTTATTTTTAATTTAGAACTATTAACACCACTTACAGCTTTAATTTTCATGCCATTTAAATATACATTATCATCTGGTGCTGAAAATCTTGGCTCTTTACTTATGTTCTTAGAATTAGCAGCTACTGTTTTTACAGCATCTGCTTTACCTTGTTCATAGAAGTGATTAGCAATAGTATCTATGTTTTTAGCTGCGAACAAAGATTTATGATATTTGTTTAAGTCTTTTACAGTACCATCTTCGTTAAGGAACATCCCTAGAAATTTAGTAATGTCAGATTGACTCTCTAATAACTCTTCAGTATTATTAACATTATATCTAACCTTTTTATCTCCTAAATTAAAATCAAAACCTTTGAAATCTTCTTTAAAGAACTTGTTAGTGTTGTCAATAAACTCTTGGCGAGTCTTTTTAACTTTCTCTTGTTCGTCATTGTATCTGTTGAAAAAGTCCATAGCTTTCTTTTGTTCATTGGTAATAGATGGTCTCAACTTGATTTCATCATAATACTTTTGTTTTGTTTCATCAAGAAACTTTCTAGCTTTAGCAACTTCTTCTTTTATACCAAGCTTACGCTTACGTATAGTTTTTTCATCGTCTTCTTCCTCATCGTAAGCAAATTGATCATTTAATAAAAATTCAATTTCCTCTGTTTCTAAATGAGGTTTAGTCGTTTTGTAAAATTCTTTTAATAGTGTAACGTCATCTACTGTTGAATAATCTCTATTTAATCTAACGTAATCTTCAACTGATCCACCAGTTTCTTCCATAAAAGAAACTAATTTTTCAACGTTTTCTGGTAATTGTTTACCTAAAATCTTTTCATCTCTAACAGCTTCTTTAAGTTCTGATTCAACTTGTTTTGTTTCAGTTTGTACTTGTTCATCTGTTATTTCTTGGATCGGCGACCCACTCTCTTCTTGCTTTTTCTCTTCGGCAGGCTTTTGCACGGGCGGTTCGGATATGCTGCTTTCCATCTTTTGTACATCTCCGGCTTGTTTATTTTCATCCACGTGCACTGTGCTTGACTCTGTAGTGGCATTTTCTTCTTTTTTGTTAAAATCTACTTTTGGAGTTTCACCAGGTTTTGTTGTTAATTTTTTAGGTCTACCTGGTTTTTTCTTCATTTTAAACTCACCTTCTTGAGGCACGTTTTCTTCTTGTTTGTTTTTCATGATATGATATTATATAATTATTGCGTGATATTAAAGTTTGTAGGAGTTGTTCCTTCTTGTCTTTGTTGTATCATTTGGCTTTGTTGCGTTGCTTGCAGTTGAGTTCTTTTATCTTTTCTATCTTCAATTTTATTTTCTTTAGCTTGCATCGCTTGAACTTCCATTTGTTTCAACTGTTTGTCAAAACCAAATTGTAGTTCTTTTAGTTGTTTGTCAATCTCACCTTGAGTTTGTATTTTTTGTATTTCAAATTGAGATTTACCTTGTTCTATTTGTAATGTTGTTTGAGCTATAGCTTGTTGTTTTTGAACTTCTGCAGCAGCTGTTCTTTCTGCAGTTTCAGCTTGCGCATCAGCTTGTGTTCTAATCATTTGTTCTTGCTGTTGTTGATCTTTAACACGTTTTTGTTCTTCTTTAAGCTTTAATAACTTATTAGCAAGTTTAAGATTTTTTATTTCTCTTATATCTACAGCGTCAGGTAATGTAATGCTCTGTTGTTGTAAAGCCATTTGAATATTTTGTTCTAACATGGCTTTTTCTTCTTCGTCAGGTTCTATTTCTAAATAAATACCAAAGTCATATAAATGAATGTTAGATATTTCCTCAAGCGTTTTAACATTGTATAAACTAATGCTATCAATTAAACTTTCTCTTAATAAGTCAAACTCTAAACTATCAGAAACTCTTAATGATATATTTTCACAAGCTCTTAAAACTAAATATAAACTAGCATTTAATATATGTCTAGTTGCTGTATTACTATTTGCAGCTGCTAACTTTTGTAATCCAACTAAACTGTCTTTAGCTGGATTACTACCATCTCTAGCTTCGTTAAGTCCAGTCACATCTCTTATCATCTGTAGATAATATTGATATGTACCTATTAACGCTTGTATTTTTTGATTACCACTAGAAGTAGTTAGTTCTTGTATTGGAACTTTACCATGATTAAAATCACCGTCTTGCGTCATTGATCTACCTACAATACTACCAGTTTGAAAATACATGTTTAATGCTTCAGCAGGATTATAACTTGTACCATTACCTAAATCAACCTCTGCTAAACCATCAACATCCATAAATACACCATCTGGAACTGTTCTAGAAATAACTTGTTGTAATTTTAATGATGTTAATTGTATTGCATCAGCAAAACCTATCATACGCTCTACTAATGATTCTATACGACCTTTATAAATATGTGGAGCTACTATTTGATAATTCATATTTACTTTAGTAGTATTAGAAAAAGGTCTTGTCATGTTTTCAGCAACTTCCCACTCTAGCATTATTGGATGACCTAATATTTTAGCTCCTTTATACAATACCTCTATAGATCTAGATACTTTATCAAATTTATCACTAGGTGGCGGATTAAAAAAGTCGTGTTTTTCAATTGCTTTTTCTAAACCTTGATCAGTGTATTTTATTTTATAAACTTGATCAGCAAAAGTTTTATATTCAAAAAACATAACTTGAACAGTGTTATTATTATCTTCACCTTGCCAGTTTCTTGTATAATTAGTATTACCAGGATATTTTTGTATTTCCTCTAATTGTTTAGGTGGTATTTCCGGATATAATTTTTTTAATTCTGGTATGCTTAATGATTTTACTTCACCTACATAATATATATCTTCAAAGTTAGGATCTTCCGTGTACGACCAAACTAAGTTAGCAGGATCAACATACTCAACAGTAATACCTTCAGTTCTATTCCAACCTGTTTTAACTGCACCAATACCTAAAACTACTAAATCTCTATTAAACCTATTTCTTACTAAGTCAAATTTGTTTTTTGCTAGAGTGTTTTCAATTAATTCTTCTTCAGCTATTTCTATAGACTGCTTATAGTCTAACTGCATGTGTATTTCTAACTCTTCCTCTGTTTCAGGTGATCCTGGAGGCGCTTCAGAAATATCTAAATTTAACGTTTGTTGAACTTGATTTATAAATTCTCGAGTTTGTATATCTCTAAGTATTTTTTCTCCATATTCAGTTCTTTTTCTCTGTGAAGCTGGATCCTGAGAATATGCTTTAATATCATATACTTTATCTGACATACCATTTACAACAATATCTACAAATTTAGGTATAACAGGAACAGGTTTCCAATCTAAATTAAGATATGACAAATCACCATTTATAGATAATTCATCTTTATATTTTTGTACTGATTGTTCTCCTCTAGAATATAATCTTCTTTGATGAAATATGTTATAATTAAATGAGTATCTAGTTCCACCAACTCCTTGAGCAAACCATTGTCCTTCTATGGCTCTAGCAACTTGCAGACCATACTCTAAAGACATTTTTTCTTCTTGAGGAACAACCTGATCAGGAAAAGAACTTCTATTATTGGTGTATATCATTATTTTATTATTTTTGAAAGTATACCTTTGTTATTATACGTTTTTATACCTAAGTTAATATGTTTCATTTGCCTTTCTGCTGTTGGTTTATATTTGTTTTTATTACAAGCCATTATTGCTAAACCAGAACTTATTGAAGCATCATGTCTTGTTCTTCTGGTAATATCAAATTGTGCCCAATCCTCTAGAGTACGCTGGTGATACATATCTCCATACTCCTCATTAATTAAACCAACATATGAATCAATATAAGATTCTATAGCAGCGGCGTGTGCTTGTTTAATATCTTCACTTGAATTAGGTATTCCACCTATTTCTTTTTCTGTAGTAGAAAGTTTATTCCAAACTTTATCAGGACGGTTCATACTAAAACCTCTATATCCTCTACGTTTAAAATAGTATAATAATCTAGGTTTGTTATTTTCTGCTAATATTGGCATACCGTAAAAAACGCAAGCCATTAACACATCTTCAAAAAACGTTTCAGCTGTTTGTGGTCTAGATATATATTCTAGAAAAAAATGATTTGGTGGAGCGTCTTCCATAGAAAACTTAGTTAATCCATGTAGCGCTCCATTAGAGCCTTTCCCATCAACAGTACCACTAATATCATAGCTATCACAACCAAAAGCTCCAATATGTTCATTTGCAGGATATTTGATTCCATTTTTAATAATTACTTGATTTTGAAGATTTTTAGGTGGAACCCACGATATACTAAATCTACCACTTTGATTAGGTATAAAAATAACTTCAGAATCTTTAACTCCATTAATCCATTGAAAACTACCAACAGTTACACTATTTATATTGTTTATTTCTTCGTTATAATCTATTTGCTGATATATCTTAGTTAAGTTAAATAAAGACGCTTTTGTTTCATCTCTAAACGCATGTTTTTCTGTACGTGGAAATTGTCTATAATATTCGTTTAAACTGTCTTGATCAGACTTTAAACCTTCTACTTCGTTTTCCCAATGTTCGATGACTCCTGTTTCAATTGGATAACCATCGATTCCTTTGACTTTATTTGTTGGCGTAACAAATACAGGTGATCCAAAAGTATCCATGAATCCTTCGTAGTTCCATTCCATAGGGATGAAAAGAGAATATAATCCGCTACTTGTTTGTCCGTTTTTATTTCTTTTTGTAACGTCTGAATTGTAGTATAATTTTTTGAAGTTATTTCCACCTTTGTCTAAAGCG